GCCCCTCTGGGGGTAGGCGTAATCTCTCCCCGAACTTTTTTCCAAATCCGGCAGCCGGAATGGAGGTGCCTCGATGGTTGTAAAACGAGGCCTGCGCTCTGTCGCGGCGGGCGAAAAGCCCCTTCCGCCGGCACGTCCGAAGACTGTCACTGAGGCAGCTAAGGGCGGCACTACCCGCGAACTCCTGTCTGCTACTCGGGACCGTATCGCGGTTGCTGTCGAGGATCCGAATACGCCCGCACGAGACCTCGCTGCTTTGTCGAAGCGGTTGATGGAGACGGTCCGCGAGATCGAGGCTATCGACGCTCGCACTGAGGAGTCAGAATCCCATGCCATCGTCAATGACGGGAAGTTCGAAGCCTCGGCTATCTGAGGTTGCCCGCGAGCTCGTGATTCCTGACGGTATCGTCACGACGGCATGGCCCCGCGTGGTGGCTAAGTGCGCCGAGATGGGCGTGACGTTCGATCCTTGGCAGCATGGCATCGGCTCCGTTGCCCTCGGCAAGCGGAAGTCTGGCAAGTACGCGGCGACTGTTGGCGGCATTGTCATGTCGATCCCCCGGCAGGTCGGCAAAACCTTCCTGGTGGGCATGATCATCATTGCCCTCTGTGTGATCTTCCCCGGTTTCACGGCGCTCTGGACTGCGCACCGGACGAGGACAACGTCAATGACGTTCGCCTCGATGCAGGCCATGGTCAAGAAGAAGAAGATTTGGCCGCACGTTGACGCGATCCGCACCTCGAATGGTGAGCAGGAGATCCGCTTCAAGAACGGTTCCATCATCATGTTCGGCGCCCGCGAGCAGGGGTTTGGCCGTGGCTTTGACAAGGTTGACGCGGAGATTTTCGATGAGGCTCAGATCCTCAGTGAGAAGGCCCTTGAGGACATGGTCCCCGCGGCTAACCAGTCCACGCAAGAGGCCGGGGCTTTGCTGTTCTTCATGGGCACTCCCCCGCGGCCGACTGACCCTGGCGAGGAGTTCTCTAACCGCCGCGCTAAGGCTATGTCTGGCAAGGCGAAGAACATTGTCTACGTCGAGTTTGGCGCGGATCCCAAGTCGGATCCTGACGACCGCGAGCAGTGGGCGAAGGCTAACCCGTCATTTCCCCACCGCACGCCCGTCGAGTCGATGGAGCGCATGCGGGAGAACCTCACCGACGATGATTCATTCAAGCGCGAGGCCCTGGGTATCTGGGATGCCGAGGATTCCGCCCGCGTCATTGACGAGGACTCATGGAACCGTGCCGCAGATCCTGCGTCGATGGCTATCGAGCGGCTGACGCTGGCGATTGACGTACCCCCTAACCGCTCCATTGCTTCGGTGGCACTTGCTGGGCAACGTGCTGATGGCCGTTGGCATGTGGAGCTCGACGATAGCCGCAAGGGTGTTGATTGGGCGATCCCTTGGGTTGTGTCTCGTGCATCGAAGAACCGCTTGCACGCCGTGGTTGTGGATGAGATGTCGGGCCTGGTTGAGGAACGCCGCGGCAGGCACTACCTGATTGGCACTGACATTGTTGTGACTTTGGCTTCGGCTGAGGGCCGGCACATGTCGATTGCGTGCGCTAAGTACTACGACGGCATCCTTGATCGCTCAGTGGTTCACACGGACCAGCCTCAGGTAAACGTGGCGCTGTCCGTGGCCCGGAAGCGGCCCCTTGCTGGCGGCTGGGCTTGGAACCGTAAAGACGCAGCATCCGACATCACGCCTGTTGTGGCGGAAACTCTTGCCCTTTGGGGCGCTCAAAACGATAACGTGCATCGTCCATCGCGGCGTGCTGGATCTAGGACGGCGGTGGTTCTTTAGTGGCTTTCGAAAAACTGCACGTTCCTGGGCTCAGTGATGACGAGACGGCTACCTTGAACCTTTGCGCTTCGGAGCTCGATAAGAAGTCTACGCGCAACCTGTTGCGGTCTTCGTACTATGACGGAAAGCGCGCCGCGAAGCTAGTTGGCAGCGTCATTCCGCCGCAGTATCAGAACATTGGCCTTGCTCTCGGGTGGGCCGCTAAGGGCGTTGATGGTCTGGCGCGGCGCTGCAACCTGGAGAAGATGATCTGGGCTGACGGGGATCTCGATTCTCTCGGCATGAGCGAGCTTGAGGAAAGCAATTTCCTGCTCTCTGAGATCTCACAGGGCCGCACGGATTCCCTGATCCATGGCGTGAATTACCTGATTACTACTAAGGGTGATTCTGTCGCTGGTGAGCCGGCCGCGCTGGTCCACACAAAGGATGCGCTCAACGCTTTCGGTGAGTGGAATAACCGGCGCCGAGGTCTCGATAACCTCCTTTCGGTGACGAGCCGCGAGGATGGCAAGATCACTGGCTTTGTCCTGTACCTTGATGGGCTGACAATCAGCGCTGACAAGGTTGATGGAACTTGGCAGGTTGAGCGATCCTCGCATTCGTGGGGGGTTCCTGTTGACCCGCTGGTGTACCGTCCGCGTGGTTCCCGCAGGATGGGCCGTTCGCGCATTACTAGGCCAGTGATGGGCCATCAGGACTCTGCGCTTCGTGCGCTGGTTCGCCTTGAGGGTCACATGGATGTCTATACGATTCCGAAGCTGATCCTGTTGGGCGCTGACGAGTCAATCTTCAAGAATGCGGATGGGTCCGCGAAGGCGTCTTGGCAGATTGCGTTGGGCCGAGTGTTCGGCATCCCGGACGATACTGACGCAGAGCAGGCTAACCAGCGTGCCGACGTGAAGCAGTTCGACGCCATGTCGCCAGAGCCGCACCTGGCGCAGTTGAACGCGCTGGCTAAGTTGATGGCGCGTGAGACGGATCTTCCGGACTCTGATTTTGCGCTGACGGATATGGCGAACCCGACGAGTGGCGATTCTTATGCAGCGTCTCGGGAGAACCTTATTGCTGAGGCTGAGGGTGCGATGGACGACTGGTCCGTCCCGATCCGGCGCACCGTAAACCGGGCGCTCGCGATTCAGAACGACCTGTCTGTGATCCCTGAATCATGGGGCTCGATTGAGGCTAAGTGGCGTTCCCCGATCTATCTTTCGCGGGCTGCTGCTGCTGATGCCGGCGCCAAGCAGATCGGCGCCGTTCCGTGGCTTGCTGAGACTGAAGTCGGGCTTGAACTACTCGGCCTGGATGACCAGCAGATTCGCCGGGCTATGGCCGATAAGCGTCGTGCCGCTGGGCGTGCTGTCTTAGCTGCCCTGACACCTCCAGCGCCGCAGGCTAATGACGACGGCGCGGGAGTCTAAGGCTGCGCTCCAGTTAGTCACTGGGGCGGCCGTGGAGATGGTTGCTGCGGCGCTGGGCAGGCTGTCCGGGTCACCGGAGCAGCAACGGGCATCGTTGCTGGACATTGCGCCCGCTGTCATTGGCCATTACTCTGACGGGTCTTCGGCTTTGGCGGCGGACTTCTACGATGACGAGCGCGAACGTGCTGCGGCACCGAAGCTGTACGTTGCCGAGCCGGTGATCGTTGACCGAACCGTCAAGATCCGTCGGGCTATTGCATGGGCTGCGGATCCGCTATTCACGGACGACCGAGAGAAGACATCGGCGCGACTGGCTGAGGTTGTGAACCTGGAGACGGCTAGACCGTACCGCGACACGATCCTCACGAATCGTCGCCGGGATCCTTCTGCGGTGGGCTGGCGGCGGGTCACTAGCGGCGGCTGCAAACTGTGCCGCATGCTGGCCGACCGCGGCGCTGTCTACTCCGACGAGACTGCACGGTTTGCCGCGCACCCTGCCTGTAAATGCACTGCGCAGCCAGTCTTCTCATCCCAGGATTACGGCGACGAGGCGAGCGTCATGCAGTACATGGCATCCAAGGCGCGACGGACGCCGCAGCAGCAGGCAACGCTGCGGGATTACCTGAACGCCAACTACTAAGACTTCCCCCATGGGGTAGGCGCTACGGTCGCGCTTCAAGACCGGTCTAGATGTCCGACGGGACAGAAACGGAGTTATCCGATGAGTGAAGCAACTGGAGCGGTAACCGAGGACGCTGGAGCAGCGGCCGAAGGTACTGATCAGGTCAAGGAAACTCAGCTTGTTCCGCAGGCTGAAGTTGATCGGATCGTAAAGGAGCGTGTTGCGCGAGAGCGTGCTAAGTACTCCGATTACGACGAGCTCAAAGCCAAAGCGGCCGGGAGTCAGACCCTAGAGGAGCGCCTCGCGTCCCTCGAGGGTGAACTCACCACGGCTAAGACCGCCGCGCTACGAAGCGACATCGCCGCGAAGCATGGCCTGTCAGCCGAGGACCGCGACCTTTTCCTCACCGGAACCGACGAGTCAACTCTCAACGCCCAGGCTCAGCGCCTGTCGGAGCGAGTAGCGGACCGGAAGAAGCAAGGCAACTTCGCCCCTAAAGAGGGCACCACCCCCGCGGGCGGCACGGACACCGGCGAACGTGAATTCGTTCGCAACCTGTTCAGCCGCGCCGAATAAACCAACTTCCTAAAGGAGTAACCCATGGCTACTTTGGCCACCGGATCACTTTCGATCCCCAAGCAGAAAATCGCCCCTTGGCTGGGCAAGATCCAGAGCGGCTCCTGCGTCGCTAACCTGTCCGCACAGACCCCGATGACCTTCGGTGAGGGCGAGTCCTGGACTTTCGACATTGGCGAGGCTGAGTACGTCGCTGAGGGTGGCGCTAAGGGCGCTTCGACCGTCACGCCTGCCAGTAAGACGATCAAGCCGTTCAAGTTCCACAAGACTCTTCGTTTCAACGAGGAAGTTCTGTGGGCTGACGAGGACCGTCAGCTTGAGGTTGTTGACGAGATCCTTGAACTGATCCAGCCGGCCCTGTCCCGCGCTCTCGACTTCGGCGTGTTCCACGAGATCAACCCGACCGGCGGCGTTGTTGTGGCGGCCATGAACGGCGGCCTCACGGACACCACGAACCTCGTGGAGTACGCCGCCGCTGACAAGCCGTATGTGTCCCTGGACGCGGCGGATGGTCTTGTTCTGGCTGACGGTTTCGTGCCGCGTGACATCGCACTCGACCCGACCTATGCCGCGAAGTTCTCCGCGCTGCGTGGCACGAGCTCCGAGCAGAAGCTGTACCCGAACTTCCGCCTCGGTATCGAGACTTCGGAACTGGATGGTCACCGTGCGTCGGTGTCCAACACGGTTCGCGGCACTGGCGTTCTCGCTGTTGACACGAAGGTTCTCGGCTTCGTTGGTGACTTCTCTGCGATCCGTTGGGGCGTGCAGAAGTCTATCGGCCTCGAGGTCATCAAGTTCGGTGACCCGGATGGTGGCGGCGACCTGAAGCGTTACAACCAGGTGGCATTCCGCGCCGAGGTTGTTTACGGCTGGGGCATCGCGGACCTGAATGCGTTCGCCAAGATCCACGACCTGGTCTAGCCCATGGCGAAGCGATACAAGCACGTCACTTCCGGCGCCGTCGTGAGTGTTCGTGATGACAAGGTTCTCGGCTCCGAGTGGGCCCCTGTTGACGAGGCTCCACCGAAGCGGGCGCCGAAGGAAACTGTGGCCAAGTCTGACTCCAAAACCAGCGGATAGTCGAAAGGGGCGGTCATGTTTTCAACAGTGACGCCGGCCATGCTTGCGGTCGCTTTAGGGCAGGCCGCCCCTGAGGCTGCTTCTGTCACCGAGCAGCAGTGGCAGATGTGGATCGATGATGCGGCAATGCTCATTGAGACGCGCCAACTGCTGCTCGGTGTGGAGAGCCTGGGCCAGGCGAAGATCGACTATGTTGTCCGCGAGGCTGTGGTCGCTCATATCAAGCGCCCGGATGATGCCACGCAGGTCACGATAGCGATTGATGACGGGTCTTCGTCTCGGTCCTATAAGACGGGTAAGGGTCGCGTGACCATCCTGGATGAGTGGTGGACGCTGCTTGGGCTGGTTGATCCCGGTGGCGCGTTCTCCGTCGACATGGTTGGGACCTCGTCGGCTCATCTCCCGTGGTGCAGCCTCATGATGGGCGCCGCTTACTGCTCCTGTGGCGTGGATATCGCGGGCGTCCCGATCTACGAGGGTGGCGAGCTGTGAATCTCGCGGCTGACGTTCTCGCTATCCTCCCGGAACTGAGGGCGCAAGCCGAAGCCCTGATGGTCGATACCTGCAAAATCACCTCAGCCGGCGAACCAGTGACGGACCCGGATACGGGCGAGGTCACCACGGCCCGCACGACGGTCTACGAGGGTAAGTGCAAGGTCCAGTCGAAAGACTCGGCCACGTCTAACCCTGAGGCTGGCGGCGCATCGTTCACGGTCGTTTCGCGGCAGGTCCATATCCCGGTGAACGCTGCCGAGATCCTGGACGGCTACGAGGTGGAGATTACCGCGTCCCTGCTGAACTCGTTCACGGTCGGCAAGGTTTACCGGGTGGAAGGGTTCACGCCCGACACCTACGACACCGCGTACCGGATCCCCGTGAAGGAGATCGTCGGATGAGCACTGACACTTCCGATCTTGACGGGCTCGCTCGCGATCTCCGCATGATCCCCGCGGCCATGGTCCCGAAGATGCGCGGCGTTGTGGCTAAGTCTGCGCTGAACACGAAGAAGATCATGCAGAAGGATGCCCAACGTTCTCGGCACTTCAAGCAACTAGCGCCAACAATCGGCTACGACTTGAAGGTGCATGAGTTCGGCGGCGATGACGTGATCGAGGCCGAGATTGGCCCCAGTGGCGGCGGCTCTGCATCCCTCGCGGGCATCGCGTATTACGGTACGTCGAAGCCTGGCGGTGGAACGGTTCGCAACACTGAGGACGCGATGCTTGAAGAGGCTCCCAACTTCTATGAGTTCGCGTTCAAGGCGACGGAGGGGCTGCTGTGATCCGGGAGCACTACGACGCTGTCAGGGCGCTCATTCCTGGCACCGTGCGGGTTTACCCGTGGAACGTTCCCGATGCCCCGAGCTACCCGTATGTGGTCATCTGGGGCGACCTTGGCGACGAGTCCAGCGGCGGGCCTGATGGCGACTCGCTGGAAGATACCGCCGACGTCCTGTCGCTGCGGGTTCGGGCCACTTATGCGGGGCTGACAGGTGATTCCGTGCTGATCGTGGCGAGGAATGTCCGTGCTGCCCTCAACCGCAAGACTCCCACCGTGACGGGCTGGCTCACCAACCCTCTGCGGCAATCGACACTCATGGACGTTCAAACGGACGAAGACGTGACTATCCCTGGCAGCGGCACTCACCCACTCTTCGCGGTGGACGAGTTCGCGCTCGTATCCCACAAGCTCTAACCCGAAAGGAAAGCCCAATGACTCAGTTCATTGACGCCTACTCCAAGACGACCGGGGCGAAGCAGACGGTGCCTGCCGCATGGCTGGACCGCAAAGACGCCCCGTTCAACGATCTGACCAAGACTCCCAGCCAGAAGGCCAGGGAAGCGGCGAAAGCCGAAACCACCAAGCCGGCCTCGCCGGAAACGAAGGAGGCCTAAATGGCTCGCGTGCTTGCCGATGGCAAAACGAAATTCACTATCCTGACTACCGCCCCGGCTAACCCGGCAGCCCCCACGGCTACCGAGTTGAACGCCGGCATCGACCTGTCTTGCGACATCCTTACCTCGGACTTCACCTGGGGCGCGACGGATTCGGACAAGATCGCTGAGAAGGCCCTCTGTGATTCCGGCAACTCGAACGCGATCGGCGCCTCGAACTACGCTGGAGGGTTCACCCTCTGGCGCAAGTTCCTGACGGCTGGTGGCTTCGATGACGCCAACGAAACCGGCTGGGCTGCGCTGAAGGAAAAGGGTACGACCCTTTATGGCTACGCACGGCAGATGGACAAAGACGCGACCGAAACCTGGGCCGCGACTGACGAAATCTACCTCGGAGCGGAGTTCATCACGGACACCCCGCAGCGCACTGATGGAACTGGTTTCGTGAAGTACAAGATCCCCGTCGAGATCCAGCGCGGCTACCCCTTCATTGAGGTTGCGGCTGGCGCCTAGTTGGACCGGATGGCGGCGCGTGAATAGGCTCCGCGCTGCCATCCTCAACTTCCCGAGCCTATCCCCCGAAATGGAGCCTATCCAAAAATGACTGAGACACCCCAGGATTTCGACCTTGACGCATGGCTCGACGACGCCGAGCGTCCACAGCGCTCGGTGACGGTCTACCAGAAGGCGGGCCTGATCGCTGACCTTGACGCGCTTGAGGCTAAGATCCTCGCGGCCGAGGATGACGAAGACGTTGACGGCCCGAGCATGGGCGGCGGGCCTGCCAAGCTCCGCGCTGAGTACCAGAAGCTCGCCAAGCAGTTCCACGACTCCGCGTTGACGATCCGGATTGAGGGTCGAGACGAGAATGAACGCGCCAAGGCCGCGGCCGGTGAGACGGACCCGGCATTGCGCGGTGCGGCCGTCATTGCTGACGCGATAACGTCACCGAAGTTCTCGGCCAAGCAGGTTGAGAAGCTGGCAGAGAAGATCGGGGAAGCTCAGTTCGCTAACGTTGTCGCCACATTCAAGGCGGCATTCAGCGACATGCCATCAGTGAGCGCCGATTTTTTGCCGAAGCGTTCTACACCGGACGATGGTGGCGAGTAGTTGCGGCGCTGAAGACGGCCGAGCGGTTCCAGCGTCCACCGTCTGCTTATCTTGGGCCACTGCCAGAGTTCAAGGACCGGCTTCTGGAGTTCGCTTACACGCTTTACGTTGATGGTTTGTGCGAGTGTGGGCGTCCCAAGTTTGAGTGCCGCCATCCAGACAACGCAGGTCTATACGAGGTTGCGGACGTTACCTGCTACGCGCAGGCCGCAGTCGAGGAACACACTGGGCAGAAGGGCTTCAAGCCAGAGCCCGGCCAGCGGTTCTACGCTACCGAAATCGACGAGGAACTAATCACCCGCAGGACGTTCGCGGTACTTCCCGACGCCGACGATTAGGACGATGAATCCGGCGATCGCGACCAGCGTTGACACCCCATTCAGGCCGGCGTTCCCGTTCTCCCCCGCAGAGAACAGCGCTATGGCGATGCCGAACACGAGCATCCCAAGGCCCGTCTTCATGATGTTTGCTCCCCGCCGCTTGTGCGGATCCCCCTGAGTAGTCATGCGCCCAGTGTGAGCCATGCCCGCGCTTTTGTAAAACCTTTGGAGGTTCCTCATGGCTGAACGCCGCGTCAAGGTCGTATTCAGTGCCGAGATCCAGAACTTCAAGGCATCAATGGAGTCCGCAGCTCAGGCGACCCAGAAGACCAAGCAGGCTTCGGAGGATGCGGGTAAGGCTCAGGAACAGGCTGGGGCTAAGGGCGCCGCTGCGGGTAAGGTTGCGGTTGACGCGCAGGCTCAGGCCTCCAAGGCGGCTGACAAGCATCGTGAGTCGCTGGAGCGGGTTGGCGCTGCTGCTGCCATCGGTGGAGCCGCTATCCTGGCGGGCGTCGGCGTGGCAGTCAAGGCTTACGCCGATTTTGACAAGCAGATGTCCAGCGTTGACGCGGCAACCCATGAGACTGCCGGCAACATGGATCTGTTGCGGCAGGCCGCAATAGACGCAGGTGCTGATACGGCGTTCTCGGCTGCTGAGGCGGCTAGGGGTATCGAGGAACTGGCTAAGGCTGGCGTTTCCACGAAGGACATCCTCGCGGGTGGCCTGGATGGTTCTCTGGCGCTGGCCGCTGCGGGTTCACTCGATGTCGGGCAGGCTGCGGAGATTGCCGCTTCGGCCCTGACTCAGTTCAAGCTTTCTGGCGATAAGGTGCCGCACGTTGCGGACCTGCTGGCAGCCGGCGCGGGCAAGGCTCAGGGTTCGGTCGAGGATCTTGGCATGGCCCTGAACCAGTCCGGCCTTGTTGCGGCTTCTACAGGCTTGACGATTGAGGAAACCACGGGCGCTCTTGCGTCCTTTGCTTCGGCTGGCCTTACGGGATCTGATGCGGGCACGTCTTTCAAGACGATGCTAATGTCTCTGAATCCGAGCTCCAAAGAAGCTGCGGAGTTGATGGATGAGTTGGGCATCCGCGCTTATGACGCGCAGGGCCAGTTTGTTGGCATGTCGGAATATGCGGGCATCCTTCAGAATGCGCTCAAGGGCATGTCGGATGAGCAGCGTAACGCTGCCCTGAAGACCATCTTCGGATCTGATGCAGTGCGCGCCGCGAACGTCCTGTATGAGCAGGGTGCTGCGGGTATCAATAAGTGGGAAAATGCTGTCAATGACGCGGGCTACGCGGCTGATACCGCGGCCCGGATGCAGGACAACCTTGCGGGCGACCTGGAGAAGCTGGGTGGTTCGTTCGATACCGTCCTAATCCAGTCAGGTTCCGGCGCCAATGAGGTGCTGCGCGGGATGGTCCAGGGCCTTGAGGGGCTCATTGACACGGTCGGTAAGGTGCCCGCCCCGGTCCTTGGTGTGGCTACAGGGCTGGCTGCCGTGGTCGGTAGCGCGGCGCTTGTCGGCGGCGCACTGATCACGGTTATCCCGAAAATTCGGGACACTCGGGATGCGTTCAATGATCTGGCGCCAGCGGGCGGCAGGGCCCGGACTGCTCTGGAGCGTGTAGGCAAGGCCGCTGGCATTGTTGGAGCCCTCGCCGGGGTCGCGACAGTACTGGCGAAAATTGCCGAAGCGGACTACATGTCCAAGATCGACACGGGCATGGGTAGGATCTCACTCGCTCTCGCTGAGATCGCCACCAATGGTCCAGGGGCCAAGACGGCCCTAGATGAAGTGTTCAAGGACCGTGATGGCGGCGACCTCATTAACACGGTCACCGACCTTGAGTCGGCCATAAAGCGGACGTTCAACCGCGACGGAGGGCAGCAGTTCAACGACTGGGGCGAGTCCGTAGTCAACTCGTTCACGGGAGTCAAGGGTTCGTCACAGATCCTGGGCGAGTCATGGGAGCGGCTGGATAAGGGGCTTGCGGATCTGGTATCCGGTGGCAAGGCTGAGGACGCCGCGAAGTCGTTCGACCGAATCAAGGAGTCGGCTGAAGGTCAGGGCGTATCCATTGAGGATCTGAAGGCGAAGTTCCCGCAGTACGCGGACGCTTTGAACGCTGCTGAGGCGGCGGCCAAGACTGCGGCCGCCGAAACTGACGGCGCTAAGACGGCGATTGAGAAAGCCGGCGCCGCTTCCGAGGCGGCCGCAGCGCAGACTGAGGCTATCGAGAAGGCCTTGGAGGAAGTTGGCCTTGCCGCGGACGGCTCCGTGACCGATATCGAGAAGTGGACGCATACCCTATTCAACGCAGGCCTACTGTCGCTGTCAGCGTCAGATGCGTCTATCGCCTACCAGGCCGCCATCGATGCGGTGACCGAGTCGATCAAGACAAACGGCACGACGCTGGACATCAACACGGAGCAGGGTCGGGCCAACCAGTCCGCTTTCAACGGCATCGCACAAACCGCCATGTCTGCCATGACTGCGACCGCCGCGCAGACCTTGGCAACGCAGGGCAGCGCGGCAGCACAGGCCGAGCTTCAAGCGGGTCTTAGGACCAGCTACGACGACTTGGTTGCCGCCGCTGGTCAGTTCGGTATCACTGGTGACGAAGCGGACACGATGGCGCGTAAGGCGCTCGGCGTGCCGAAGAACGTCAATATTGATGCCTGGATCGCGGACCATGCAAGTTCCACGCTGGACGGGATCAAGTCCAAAGCTGACGGACTGGATGGCAAGCAGGTTACCCTGACCATCCACGAGCGGACCATCCAGACGCAAGTGAAGGGCAGCGGCTACGCTGACGACCCGTCCATGGCAGCGCTCGATCCGTCTGCTCATCAGTCGGGTGGCCGACTGCCTGGCTACGAGTTTGGCGGGCAACTGCCCATGACGGGCCCTGGTACCGAAACGACTGACGGGTTCCTTGGGATCTCGTCGGCCGGCGTTCCCTTGGCTCGTGTGGACGCTGGCGAGTGGATCATCAACCGCGGATCCTCTGGCCGGTACAACCGCGAGCTAGCGGCGATCAACGCGGGCACATTCCCGAAGCTTCCGGGCTACTCGAACGGGGCACGAATGGGGCGCGAGTACTCGGCGCAGTCACTCGGCTACTCTCCGGCGGGCCATGCTGGCAACGTCTCAGTCGCTGCCCCGGCGGTGACGGTGATGATCGGTAATGAGCAGTTGGATGCGCGGATGTACAGGGTTGCTGGTTCGGCTGTTACCGCGGCTGACGGGCAGTCAAGGTTCACAAGGGCAGGGAGGCAGGGCTGATGGTTGCTGTTACGGCTGAAGTCTTGCCGCCTGGTCCAGGTCCTCGGGCTGGTGTGACGATCACTGGCCTTGGTGTGGGTGATTCGGTGGTGTCGGTGTGGCGGCTCGCTGATGGGTTGAGGGATCCGCTGCCCGGTCATCGTCGGGAGCCGATGAATGATGCGTCGTTCGTTACTGACTACTATGTGCCGGTGAATAGGCCGGTGTCGTATGAGGTTGAGGTTGTGTCCGGGCCGGGTGGTGCGTCGCGTACCACTTCGGATCCGGTCACGGTTACTAGTTCCTCGGGTTGGTTGATGGATCCGCTGATCCCGCAGTCGGCTATCCCGGTGGTGGGCGAGCGCAGGGCTGATGGTGACATCTATTTGCGCTCGCAGGCGTTCGCGTCGTTGGAGTACGGCGGGGATGTGTCGCTGTTCAAGATCATGGGCAGTGACAAGCCGATGGCGTTGTTTGGTCAGCGAATGGCTGAGACGGGCATGGACATTTCGGTTGGGGTTCAGTCCGATGAGGAGAACTCACGGCTGAAGAAGTTGCTGCGCTCCACGACATCCCTGCATTTCCGGCCGCTACCCGAGTGGGGGGCGTTGGAGTTGGAAGGCTCCATGTTCCTTGCGTCGGCCATGGTCAGGCAGACCCCGGTGAATGTCACTTACGGCGGGAACCTCACGTGGTGGGATCTACCCACGGACACAGTCCAGGGTCCGGCGATCAAGGTCCTCACGGCGACGTTTACTTACGGGGATGTGTCGCTGTTGATGGACACGTACCAGCAGAAGCAGGATCTGATGGCGGGCTTGACCTACCTTGACGACTTGAAAACACCGCTCGGTTAGGAGCCCGCCCTTGCGACCCATTGATGAGGACACACTTGACGCCC